TAAGTATAACCCGGCATTTTTTTATTACAGTTACTAATACCGCCGCCGGTCAATTCCTTAGCTTTTTTTAATGTGTACATTTTTTTACTTTCTTGTTGACTTGTTAATATATCTGTTATAATCTTTTATAATAATTAATCAAGAAAGAAAGAAGGTTAATATGTTAAAAAATAACGTTGGAATAGTTAATGAAGGTAGCTTGGTAAAGTTTAAGCTGCACACTCAAGCCGCCGTTGATTGGTGGAATGATAACGTCGACGATTTCAACAAAGATATAAGGGCCAAGGCCTTAAGAGAGAGATATGTTGAGCACCGATATGCTCAAGATATATACCAAGGAATGCTGCAGCACTTTAACAAGTGACCGGCAATCGCTGGCTCGGATTCGCCGGGCCAGCTAAACACACACTAAACAAACGCATTTTAAAATATGGAAATAAAAAAACTATTAGAAATTGAAAGCATAATAAGCGGACGCAAAACGCCCTCAGACTTGCTTGATGATTCACTAAACGCACACTACTCAAAAAGCAGGAGTGAGGAAATAAAAATATTAGATATGCACTTACCTCACCTGGTGAGGGCGTATAATAATTTATTAAATGATTGTGAATATTTTCATAAGGCTAGTTATACTGAAGGTTGGAATGCAGCTTTAGAAAGTCTAAAAAAATAGGGGGCTTAGCCCCCTACTCTATTCTTTCTCAAGCCATTCATTTGCAATTATATTGAGTTCCTCAATGTCATTGCCATATAATTTTACGGCTTTTTTTAATTGTTGTTTATCTAGTTGTATTTTAAATTTAAGTTTTTTAAGTCTTTCAACATAACTATTTAAATTAAAATCATTAGAGCAATTTTTAATTTCCATGTTTATTAGATCTCTTAACAAACATTTTTCTTTAGTACTGAAATTTAAATTCATGCTTTCTCCTGGTTGAATTATTAGGGGGCTTAGCCCCCTACTCTATTACTTTTCTACTATTTCTCCATGTTGATTAACAACATAGTCCTCAGATTGTAAGGCGTTCTGTAATGCAATATATCTGTGCATAAATCGCCCTACCTCAAAGCGTGGGTTGTCTTTTTCAAATGCACACGCTAAGTCCATGAGCAACTCTTCACTGACTTTGTGCTGTGCTAAGATTTTGACAATCTCTTCATAATGCTTTCTTGTCATCATACTTTCTCCTATTGGTTGAATTTCTAGGGGGCGAGTACGCCCCCCACTTTCAACCCAACATTGAAAACTATTTATCAAATAAAGTTGGGTTCTTTAGTTCGTCTAAGTCTCTTTGTAGGTTGTCAATTAAAATATGAGCGGCATTGATTTGATTTTGTTGCTCATTCATTTTCTTTGCCACAATATCAAGTGTTTGTGATAATGCTTCCGCAAAGCCAACCATTGTAGTTTTTTTATCTACTTTCATATTTGTTTCTCCTTTCTATCTATATCTTTAAAGTAATTAAAAGATAATAAAAGATAATAAATTAATTTAATTTAAATTAGTTGTGGATAACTTTTTATTTATTATTTGTCTTAATCTTGCCACAATTCTTTTCACGTGAAAAGCGTAGGGCGGTTGGGTTCGCCCTCTTCTCGGTTCATGCTCCCCTATTCGCTTTTAGGTAACCCTATGTTTTCCAAAAATCAGAAACGTTTTTCAAAGACCCCCACCCCCATATATGCGACGGGCGGGTTTTTACAAAAACGCTTCATAGTTTGATTTACACAAACATATAGGATAAAAAAGATATGATGATTAAACCAACAGCTGAAGAACTCAAGCTGCTGCTCCGTGAACAGGAATTAAAACTTAAGGCTGCAGCTCAAGATAACTTCTTAAATTTTGTACGAGTGATGTGGCCAGACTTTGTAAAAGGGCCCCACCACCTTAAGACAGCATCCAAGCTCCAAGATCTAGCAGACGGGAAAATTAAAAGATTAATTGTGAATATGCCACCCAGGCATACCAAATCAGAATTTGCATCATTTTTGTTTCCTGCTTTTATGATGGGGATGAATCCTAAATTAAAAATAATTCAAACAACACACACAGCGGAACTTGCTTACCGGTTCGGTCGTAAGGTTAGAAACTTGATGGGCACTGGTGAATATAAAAATGTTTTTGAAAATGTAAACTTAAGTGCAGATAGTAAAGCAGCGGGACGTTGGGAAACAAATTATGGTGGAGAATATTTTGCTGCGGGTGTTGGTGGTGCAATCACGGGCCGTGGTGCGGATCTCTTGATTATTGATGATCCTCATTCGGAACAAGATGCACTGTCCGAGACAGCCATGGATAATGCGTACGAGTGGTATACCTCTGGTCCTAGACAACGTTTACAACCTGGCGGACGCATTCTAATTGTTATGACACGTTGGTCAACAAAAGATTTGACTGGTCAGTTAATGAAAGCACAAACAGAACCAAAAGCAGATCAATGGGAAGTTGTAGAGTTCCCTGCTATTCTTCCTAACAATGAACCTATTTGGCCACAGTATTGGAAACTAGAAGAACTTGAAGCGGTCAAAGCTTCACTTACTGAACAGAAGTGGCAAGCACAATGGCAACAACAACCAACCTCTGAAGAAGGTTCCATCATCAAACGTGAGTGGTGGCAAGTATGGGAGCAAGAGCGTATACCTGATTTGATACATGTGATACAAAGTTATGATACAGCATTTAGTAAAAAAGAAACCGCAGACTATAGTGCCATTAGTACGTGGGGTATTTTCTTCCCTGAAGAGAATGGTAAACCTCATGCAATTTTAATTGATTGTAAAAAAGGGAGATGGGATTTTCCTGAATTAAAAAAAGTGGCGTTAGAAGAATATAAATATTGGGAACCGGAAACCATAATTGTGGAAGCGAAAGCAAGTGGAACACCCTTGACTCACGAATTACGGACCATGGGTATTCCTGTTGTTAACTTTACACCTAGCAAAGGAAATGATAAACATGTAAGAGTTAATTCTGTTGCTCCTTTATTTGAAGCTGGCATGGTATGGCGACCAGATGAAAGATGGACAGAAGAGATGGTGGAAGAGTGTGCAGCTTTTCCATACGGTGAACATGATGATTTAGTGGACAGTATGACCCAAGCTATGTTAAGGTTCCGTCAAGGTAATTTTGTTGTTCATCCAGAAGATTACGAAGATCCACCATTGCAACTTGGTGCACAACGAAATTATTATTAGGAGGGCCTATGGTCGAGAGTAGAGTAAAACAATTAAGAGATCTTCTTGAAGATGCAATCGCAAATGGGGATCAAGATCAAATAGAAATTATACAACAAGAATTATTTACAATTAATCCAACATACGTAAAAGGATTTAATGAAGGCGGCTTTGCAAAAGGTTCAGCAGAAGGTTCCGTGATAAAAATGAAACCAATGAGAATGCGTTCAGGCGGTGCAGCCAAACGTGGCTATGGTAAGGCGAGAAGATAATGGCTGTAGATAAAAGAATTACAGGAGTTGCAAATCCTGATTTAGAAGTTGAAGAAACGGTGGACGTTGAAGCAAGTGATATTGTTAAAGGAATAAATGGTGATGAAGAGATAGAGATTGAGGAAACAGAAGAAGGCGGGGCAGTTATAGACTTTGATCCGTCATCCAAGCCACTTGAAGCGGGATTCGCAGACAACTTAGCAGAATTTTTAGATGATAATGTATTAGGTAATATCGCAAGTGATATTGTTGGAGAAGTAAAGTCGGACCGTGAATCACGGCACGAGTGGGAGTTTTCGTATACTAAGGGATTAGATTTATTAGGATTTAAACATCAAGAACGTTCTGAGCCATTTCAAGGAGCGAGCAGTGTTACCCATCCACTATTAGCAGAATCCGTTACACAGTTTCAAGCATCAGCATTCAAAGAGTTACTACCACCAAGTGGTCCTGTTAAAACAAGTATTATTGGGGCAGAGAGTCCAGAAATTATAGCGCAAGCAGATAGAGTTCAAGATTTCATGAACTATCAGATTACGGATAAGATGGAAGAGTACACACCTGATATGGATCAGTTACTTTTTCATTTACCTCTTGCAGGGTCTGCTTTCAAAAAAGTTTACTACGAAGCAACAAGACAAGCAGCTGTTTCAAAATTTATTCCGAGTGAAGATTTAATTGTTAATTACTTAGCAACCGATTTACAATCAGCGGAACGTGTTACACACATCGTTAAGATATCACAAAATGATTTGCTCAAACAACAGGTAGCAGGATTTTATAGAGACGTTGATGTACAAACAAGTAATGAAGAAACAAACATACAGAAAAAATATAATGAGTTAGAAGGCGTAGAAAAAACAGGATACGAAGAAGATGTTTACACGCTGTACGAAATACATTGCGATTTAGACATAGAAGGTTTCGAAGATGTCGACGTTACAACCGGTGAGGCTACTGGTATTAAGGTACCATACATTGTAACAGTTGATGAAGGCTCCAATAAAATATTATCTATATACAGAAACTATCAGGAGACAGATCCCCTTAGAAAAAAAATTGAATATTTCGTTCACTACAAGTTCCTTCCTGGTCTTGGCTTTTACGGTTTTGGTCTTATCCATATGCTTGGGGGTTTATCAAGAACGGCTACCTCCACGCTTCGTCAACTTATTGATGCGGGAACACTTTCCAACTTACCAGCAGGATTTAAAGCCAAGGGCATACGAATCTCTGACGACGATAGTCCATTACAACCAGGAGAATTTAGAGACATAGACGCACCGAGCGGGGACTTACGTTCTGGTTTGATGCCATTACCATACAAGGGTCCTGATCCAACGCTATTTAATCTTTTAGGTTTTTGTGTTGACGCTGGACAAAAGTTTGCAGCAGTAGCTGATATAAAAATTTCAGAAACAAATACAAATGCTCCAGTTGGTACAACTTTAGCCATGATGGAACAAGGCGCAAAAGTAATGAGCGCTATCCACAAACGTTTACACTACGCACAAAAACATGAGTTCAAATTATTAGCAAAAGTATTTGGAACTTTCTTACCACCTGAATATCCATACATGGTTGTTGGTGGTAATCAAATGATTAAGCAAACAGATTTTGATGATCGTGTTGATGTTGTTCCTGTTTCTGATCCAAATATGTTTTCAATGTCACAAAGAGTGGCAATGGCTCAACTACAATTACAACTGGCACAGGCAGCACCAGAGATACATAACTTACAAGAAGCATATCGTCGAATGTATCAAGCTTTAAATGTTCAAAACATTGAAGCCTTGTTACCTCCACCACCAGAACCAAAACCAATTGACCCTGGTATAGAGAATGCAATGGCTTTAGGACTAAAACCACTACGTGCTTTCGAAGTTCAAAATCAACAGGCACACATTGATGCGCATAGAGCGTTTATGTCTAGCTCTTTGGTTAAATCTAACCTACAAGTGTTAGCATTATTACAAGGACATATTTCTGAACACACAGCATTGCTAGCAAGACAGGAAGTTATGGCACAAATGGGACCACAATTACAACAAATGCAACAACAGATGCAAAATCCTATGATGGCACAAAATCCACAGATGCAACAACAGATGCAACAAGTACAACAACAGGTAGAATCACAGATTGCTACTCGAATTGCTGAATTAACTAATGATATGGTAGCGGAAGAGCAAGATTTAATAGAGGCACAGGGTACTGATCAGCTAGTTGCGCTACGTGAAAAGGAATTAGACCTACAACAACAGGATATTCAACGCAAAGTAAACGAAGGAAAAGAAAAAATTGCCTTAGATCAGATGAAATTTAAACAAAAAGAAGATTTACAAACACAAAAGATAGATTCTATTGAGGATATCGCAGAACTACGTGCTAGAGTAGCCCTTGAAAAGGAACAAGGAAGGGCAAAGCGTGACTAATTACGACAAATGGTACAAAAGTCTTTATCAAACGGCTAGAAAAAACATTGATCAAGAAAAAATAGACCCTATTGAATTTGCAACAGCGTTAATTAACGTGTCAAAATTAATACTGGTAGAAGAAGTAGGTGTTATAGAAGCTGAAAACTTATTTGATTTTGCTAATAAAAGTTTTATAATAGAAGCTGAAAAGATAACTTATCATTAAAGGAGATAACATGGCATTAAACAACCCAAAACCAAAATTTATAAATGGTTCGCTATATCCAAATGCTAAAATGACAGTTTCTAGTGACATGAATCCTTATGCGGGTCCTCATGTAAATAAAACTGCAATAGCGGATGTTTACAGTGCTACTATGGAAGGACCAAAAGTAAAACAAAATTTAGGCGCTGGACCAAAGGGTCAACGCAGTAAGGTACAAATTAAAAAAGTACCGTTCAAAGGTTTATTTTAATCGTAAATTAAGATAAGCTACTTTTTTTTAAAGGAGGTTTTTATGAATCTACTAAAAGATCTATGGGATCATTTAA